AGAAACTGTAAGTGTTCAGAATATTGGAAGCAAGGGATTGGTAGTCTACATAATGACAACCATAATTCCAACATCGTAAATACAGATACTCAAAGAGTAGAGACACATACTACCTCTGCAAAGACCTCGCAAGAGGGTAATGTTACAAATATAGACACAACGAGAACCATTAACAATTAACATAAATTATGATTAAAAACACAAGCTACAACGTAAGACCAGACAAGCACACACTTGCTGAAATAAACCAATTAAATCCAGAAGATGGTGTTGTTGTTTTTGACACAGATAATGGTGTTAATAGATATTATAATGGTGTTGAATGGAAAATATTTCCAGAAGGTTCAACCCCTATAGATGATGTGTTAGATAATAGAATAATAGTAAATCAATTAAACGTAGCTACTACTTTAGGAGGCACTATAGATTCTACTAAAGAATACTTTATAGATGGTATTGTTGACTTAGGAACTACTCAGATAACAGTTCCTTCTACTGGTATAACCTTAAAAGGATTCTCATTTGACGTAAGTGGATTGATTTCTAGCGAAGACAACTACAGTATGTTTATATCTGCTAGTACTGGAGGAGACGGTAGTGGTTCTGGTAATGTTTTAGGTATGGATTACTACATATCAGTTACTGGAGCTGCAAGTAAAGTCTACGAGCTATACGATGATACTGGATTTCAACGCATTTGAGTTTCAGAGAATAAACTACATAAACTGTACCTCTTTAGGAGATATTTACAACTACAGACAAGGACTTGAAGGTGGAACTGGTAGATTTGGAGGTTCTCCTTCGTTAACTCTTCACGGATTATGGCGAGGAGGGTATAGGATAACTACGTCTATAGTTCGTAGCTTAGCTGGAACGATGACACTACCTTTATTTAAAGAAGGAGCTGCTTTTACTATGAATAGTAGGTTTTTAACAGATATAAATATAGACTTAGCCTACATTAGCTCCTTTCTGCGATTTTACTACTGGAGCTTTCCCTAATCCATCAACCGTTCAAGTAAAAGGAGCTATTATGTCTAGAGATGGTTCATTTAATGCAAATGACTCTAACATATTCCCTAACTTAAACTCTTCAGACTTAGCTTGTGATTGGGATAATAATATAGGCATACCTAACACATTTGTTGGTGGCAGTATAAACAATACAGCTGAATCTCAGACAACTATAGCCACACAAGATGTAGCTGTAGATTTAAACGGTACTTTTACAACTATTGACTTACAGCATTTTGATTCGCCCGCAAATGGTAGACTGAGACATATAGGTATTAATCCTAGAGAATATGTTGTAAACTTTGATTTTATATTAGACGGAGTTCAGAATAACGAGTACGAATTATCTTTGGTAAAGATAGATAGTTTTGCTACTGCTACCATTGAATATACGCAAGTGAGGGTTATTAACAATTTACAAGGTGGTCGAGACGTAGCGTACTACAACGGTCAAACTTCCGTAGTACTAAATCAAAACGATTTTGTTTTTTGGCAAGTAGCTAATGTTAGTAACACTTCCGATTGTACTTTAGAGGTAGATTCTGCTTGGAGCGTTAAGGAGAGGTAATTAGCTGAATGTCAGTAGTTTCTGAATTAAAATAAAACAGTAAAATTAAAAATACGTTATATTAATATATTAAAATCAAGCAATTATGAACCACAAAGAAATTCTTAAAAACATCAAAGAATTGGTAGGTCTTGCAAAACAAGAATCTGCTAAAGAAGTTGATGTAGTTGAAGAAGTAGTTTTATCTACTGAAGAGACTGTTGAGAAAGTAGTTGAGGAAGTAATCGAAGAGGTAGTTTTATCTACTGAAGAGGTTGTGGAAGAGGTTTCTGAAGAAGCTGTAGAATTAGCTGAAGAAGCTAAGGAAGAGCCAAAAGAAGAAGCAGCTCCTATCGCTGTAGGATTCGCTACTCAAGAAGAACTATCTCAAGTAAAACAAGAGTTATTAGCTATGATTAAAACCTTAATAGAGGAGAAATCTAGCGTTAACGAAGCTGACGTTCCAGCACAACTATCTGCTCAAGAACCAGAAGCTGTAGAGCTTTCTGAGGAAGTAGTAGAAGAAATAGTACATTCTCCAGAGAGTGTTACAGAACAAAAAAAGAGTGTATTAAATAACAATAAACCAATGACTACCGCAGAAAGAGTAGCTTGGATGATTAACAATTAAATTTAGATTAAAATGGCTACAACAACAAGACATCACTACCACTTATGCTGGAGAGTCTGCTGGAAAATATATTTCTGCGGCTTTATTAGCTGGTAACACAATCGCTAATGGTGGATTAACTATTAGACCAAACGTAAAGTTTAAAGAAGTTGTGAAAAGATTGGAATTAGACGGTATCGTAAAAGACGGTTCTTGTGATTTCGCTGACACTTCAACTTTAACTCTTACTGAAAGAATTCTTCAACCGAAAGAATTACAAGTAAACTTAGAATTATGTAAAAAAGATTTCCGTTCAGATTGGGATGCAATCCAAATGGGTTACTCTGCATTTGACAGTCTTCCTTCTTCTTTCCAAGACTACCTAATCACTTATGTGGCTGGTAAAGTTGCTCAGAAGAACGAACAAAACATCTGGGGAGGTTCTTTAGCTGACGGTTCTTTTGACGGTTACGCTACATTATTATCTACTGACGCTGCCTTACCAACTGCTCAAGAAGTAACTGGTATTACAGTAACTGCTGCTAACGTAGTAGAAGAATTAGGTAAAGTAGTAGATGCTATCCCTTCTTCTTTATACGGAAGAGAAGACTTACACATCTATGTTGCTCAAAACGTATTTAGAGCTTACAAGAGAAGTTTAGGTGGATTCCAAAGTCAAGGACAAGGAGCTAACGGATTTATGGCTCAAGGTAATAACCAAGACATTAACATCCAATACTTTGATGGTGTTAAAATCTTTATGGCTAACGGATTATCTTCTAACACAATGATTGCTACTACTAAAGATAACTTATGGTTTGGAACTGGATTAATGTCAGACGCTCAAGAAGTTAAAGTTTTAGATATGGCTGACCTTGATGGTTCTCAAAATGTTAGAGTAATTATGAGATTTACTGCTGGAGTACAGTATGGAGTTGTTGAAGATATCGTAACTTACGGAATCGTAAACGCTGCTAACCCAGCATAATTAATAATTAAATAAAAGAAAGAGGGTAGGTGGTTAGTCTGCTTACCCTTTTTTATTAACCTTAAAAACATATATAAAATGAGTTGTGATATTACAAGAGGACGATTAGAGCCTTGTAAGGATGGCGTAGGAGGTCTTAAAGCTGTTTACTTTGTAAACAAGGGAGATATCGACGTAGCTGGAATTACATACGACGTTACCGATACGGATGTTATTACATCTGCTGGTACTGCCATTGCTGCCTATAAGTTCGATATTAGAGGTGCATCTACCTATACTGAGAATATTCAGTCGTCAAGAGAAAATGGAACTACTACTTTTGAACAAGTATTAGAATTACAATTAACTAAATTAACCAAAGAAGACCACAAAACTATTAAGCTATTAGCTTACGGAAGTCCATCAATATTAGTTGAGGATAACAATGGTAATGTATTCTTAGCTGGTAAGGAACACGGATGTGATATTTCTGGAGGTACAATCGTATCTGGAGCTAGTATGTCTGATATGTCTGGATACACTTTAACATTCTCTGGAATGGAAAGAGAGCCAGCTAATTTCTTAGATGCTGGAGATATTACTGGAGCTGGATTCACAATTACTGCTGGTGCATAATTAGTTATTTATTAAATATTGAATTAAACCTCACTAGCGTGGGGTTTTTTTTGTATTATAAAACAAAATAATTAAAAATAGTTATCTTACTATGATAATATTAGAACCAATAAGCACAGCTCAAACTATAACTATTCTACCTAGAGAACCGTTAAGTGGACTCAGTTCTTTTACTGTAGACTTAAGAGAAGATGGTACTGGTATTGAATATAGTTACTCTGGACTTAGTTTCTCTAGTAATGGAGAATATACAGATATATCTTTACCAGCAATTACAACCTTTAAAGAAGGAACTATGTATTTCTTAGAGATATTTGGAACTAGCAACTCTGAAGTAGAGTTAATATACAGAGATAAAATATACATTACATCTCAATTAGATTTTGAGAAAAAGCATACAGTAACTAGCAATAGATATGTAAGCTACGATACAGACGATAATAGATACATAATATAATGGATAAAGAAAACAAAAGTAATGTTAGGGTATTAAACCTTTCATCTTACACAGCACCAGAGGTTAAAGAGGTACACAATAGAGATTGGGTGTCTTGGGGAGATGATAATGACTACTTCGGAAAACTAATAGAATTAGACACATCAAGTCCAACTAACGCTAGATGTAATAATGGTATTGCTGATATGGTATTTGGTAGAGGTATTGAATCTACTAATTCTGAATTACTACCAGAACATTACGTTAGAATGAAACAACTATTAAAGCCTAGAGAAATCAAGAAGGTTGTAATAGACAGAAAGAAATTAGGTCAAGGAGCTATTAAGGTTACTTACAATAGAGGTAAGAGTAAGATACTAAAGATATCTCATTTCCCTATGGAAACTTTAAGAGCTGAGAAAGCTGATAAGAAAGGTGTTATTCAAGCATACTACTATCATCCTAAATGGTCTACTATAAAGACTAATGATAAGCCTAAAAGAATACCTACATTTGGACACGGTTCTAAATCACAAACTGAAGAGCTTTATATTATTAAACCTTATAGAAGTGGATTTTATTACTACTCTACTCCAGATTATCAAGCGTGTTTACAATATGCTGAATTGGAATGTGAAGTATCTAATTACCATATCTCTAACATACAGAATGGTTTAGCACCTTCTTTATTTATAAACTTTAATAATGGTATTCCAAATGAGGAAACTCAAATGGGTATCGAGAGAAAGATTAATGATAAGTTTTCTGGTAGCTCTAATGCTGGTAGAACAATTATAGCATTTAATGAGTCTGCTGAAACTAAAGCAGATATAGAAGCTCTACACTTACCAGATGCTCACGCTCAATATCAGTTCTTATCTGATGAAGCTAGAGAAAAGATTATGTTAGGACACGGTATTGTATCTCCTATCTTATTAGGTATAAAAGATAATACTGGATTTGGTAATAACGCAGAGGAATTAAGAACTGCATCTGTATTAATGGATAATGTTATTATAAGACCATTCCAAGATGAAATTAAGTACTGTCTTGAAGAGATATTAGAATTTAATGGTATTACTCAAGATTTATATTTTGTTACATTACAGCCTATAGAATTTACTGAATTAGATAACATCTCTACTAAGATTAGAAAAGAAGAAGAAACTGGAGAGAAACTATCATCTCAAGTAAAGGAAGACTTTTCTGACGAAGAAGGAGAAGACCTAGAAAGCCAATTAGAGGAGCTAGGAGAGGTTTTAAGCGATGATTGGGAAGTAATCCATAGTGAAGTATACTCAGAGGACTTAAGTGCTGTTAGATTGGCTACAATTAAGTCTAGCAATAAATCATCTAAAGAAGATAATGATATCTATAAAATTAGATATGCTTATATGCCAGAGAGAAAGTCTCCAGATAGTAGAAGCTTCTGTAGAAGTATGGAAGGATTTACTTCAAAGAATATTGTATTTAGAAAAGAGGATATTAATATGATGTCTTTTAGAGGAGTTAATAATGAGTTAGGTCATAACAAGCAGAATTACAGCCTATTAAAATACAAAGGCGGTAAGAACTGTCATCATTACTGGGAGTTAAGAGTATATAAAAAGAAAGGCTGGTAAGCAAACTGACGCTCAAGATGCTTATGAAAACGGTCTTAAACAACCTAAGAACCCTTCTGAGATGGAAGAGAGAATGATTGACAGAGGAGATAACGGAGCATACAGAAGTACATTAAGTAAAATAGCAAATTTATTAGGACTATGAAAGCATTATTCATATCAGTAGGAGACTTAAAAGCTAAGTCTATAGTAGACGGAAACACAGACGCAGATAAGCTGTTATATCTAATTGAGGTAGCTCAAGATATGCATATACAAAACTACTTAGGTGGTAAGTTATATGACAAGCTACAAGATTTAATATTATCTGGAGATATAGACCTACCAGCAAATAGCGATTATAAGACTCTTAGAGACGATTATATCTAAGCCGATGCTAATATGGTTCACTCAGATAGAGTACTTGCCAGAAGCTATGTTTAAAATAGATAATGGAGGTGTTTCTAAGCATAGAGCAGAAGCTGATGATAGTGTTGATTTTAGAGATATTGATAGAATGTTGAGTAAAGTCACAGATAGGAGCTGAGTTTTATACAAAAAGATTTATAGACTATATTTGCTTTAACAATCAGAAGTTTCCAGAATACAACGATAATAGTAATGGGAGATATGTATCCAGATAAGGATGCTAGTAATTTTTCTGGATGGGTTCTTTAAACACTAGGAAATACAAGACAAAGAAGAAGAATATCATAAAGCTAAATGCATTCTATGATAAGTTCGTAGGTTCAAACAAAAAAGCAAAAGATAGATACAATGAAAAAACCTAAATTAGCATTAATACCCTTCTGCCTATGCAGACGGAAAGGTTATAAGCGTTATGCCTACAAATGGTAGTGGGGACTTTTGACTTTACAAGAGGTAGTGGAGCTACAAGAATAAATAAGGATGGTCTTATAGAGACTATGTCTGAGGAGTTAGGGAGATGAATTAATTACTAATGGTAAGTTTTGCTGCTGATAGCGATTGGACTCTTACAGCGAACGTAGCGATAAGTGGAGGTAAGTTAGATTTTACAAATGCGCTAGCAAACGTAGAATTTGCTCAACAAGCTATTGTAGCACCTATTGGTAAAGTCTACAAAATTACATTAGATGTTTCTAATTTAGGAAGTGGCGAATCCATAAAGATAAGATACCCATTTCAAGATACAAGCATAAATGCCAATGGTTCTCACACCGTTATTGGTGTTGGCGATACGGTAAACTTTTTTAGAATAACTCCAAATTCATCAACTGCTACATTCTCAATAGACAACGTATCTATAAAAGAAGTCATATCTGGCTTTGATACACCTAGACTAGAATACCCAATGATTGATGGTGTAGTAAGTGGATGTCCTAGTTTGTTATTAGAACCACAGAGGACTAATTTAGTAAAGTATTCAGAAGATTTTGATAATGCGGTTTGGACAACTTCTAATGTTATCAAATCTTCAAATAGTTCAATTTCCCCAAGTGGCAATCTAAACGCAGATTTAGTATATCCATCTTCAAGCGGTTCATTAAGAAGAATTTTACAATCTGTTACTATTTTAAATGCAAACACATACACAAGTACAGTTTTTTTAAAATATTCTGGGATTGCTTGGGTTTTTGTGGATGGTGTAAATGGAAATTCTACTTGGTTTAATATTCAAAGTGGGGTAATTGGTACAATAGGAGCATCAAACACTGCAGCAATTAAAGATTTTGGTAACGGATGGTTTAGGTGTTCTGTAACAGCTACATCTACATCAACAACTGGATATTCATATTTATCATTTTCTGATGCAGACAATTCAACTTCCGTAACTGCAAACGGAACAAGCGGTGTTTATATTTGGGGAGCACAACTAGAAGAAGGCTCATACCCAACAAGTTACATCCCAACTAACGGAAGTGCAGTTACTCGTTTAGCAGAAGTTTGTAATAGCTCTGGAGATGCTTCTACGTTTAATGATAGTGAGGGTGTTTTGATGGCAGAGATAAGTGCGTTGGCTAATGATGGAACAAGTAGAAGAATAGCAATATCAGATGGAAGTTATAGCAATAGAATTTATCTTGAATTTGATGAAGTTTCAAATAAAATATTTTTTAATATTATTTCTGGAGGTAATAGTTATTTTATAACATACACCTCACTTGATTTAACAATATCATCAAAAATAGCTTTAAAATACAAACTTAATGATATAGCTTTATGGTTTAATGGTATTAAGGTAGGAGAAAACCCTATTGCAATAATGCCTATAAATTTATCAGAATTAGCTTTTGATGATGGTGGTAATACTTCAAAATTCTACGGAAAAACTAAACAAATACAATACTTTCAAACAGCATTAACAGATAACGAACTAGAAGAATTAACGTCTTGGGATTCATTCAAAGTAATGGCGATAGCACAATTATATAATATAGAATAGATATGGCACAAACTTTAAAATTTGGAACAGATGGTAATTGGGCAACAAAGAAAGGCTCTACCTTAGCATATAACGACCAAAACGATAGATTTAAACCTCTACCTTTTACAACTACTAGAGCAACTGGTGCTACAAGAGTAAACAAAGAAGGATTAATAGAAGTAGTTAGTAATGATGTACCAAGAATAGATTATACAGATAGTGCAGATGGTGCTTTGTTGTTAGAGAATAGTTCTACTAATTTAGTTACTTATAGTGAAGATTTTAGTAATTGGTTCACAAACGGAAGTGCTACATCATCAATAAATACTTTAATATCTCCAAACGGAACATTAAATGCTGACACTTTAAACGCTGCTATATCTAATTATTCTGGTTTTAATAAGAGATTTACATCAACTATAGGTTCTTCTTACACTAATTCAGTATTTTTTAAAAAAGGAACTCAAGAATGGGTTGGTTTAGTTAAAAATGATGGTTCTGCAATGGCTGCTTGGTTTAATTTAAGCAACGGAACAATAGGAACTGTGGAAAGTGGTGTGGATGCTAAAATAAAGGATTATGGAAACGGTTGGTATCGTTGCTCAATAACTATGAATGCAACTATAACAGATTCATATATCCAGATTGCAGTTGTAGATTATAACAATTCTATATCTAATTCAGTGGTTGGTGGAGCGATTTATGCTTGGGGCGCTCAAGTAGAAGCTAACAGTTACCCAACATCCTACATCCCAACCAATGGCTCAGCAGTTACAAGAGTAGCTGATACTGCAAGTGGTGCTGGTAATAGCGAAGTGTTTAATGATAGTGAGGGAGTGTTCTATATTAATACTGCTTCTTTATCTAATGATGGCACAAATAGACAAATATCAATATCTGATGGAAATACATCACAAAGGGTTTATTTTGGGTTTAGAGCGAATTCTAATGAATTTATTTTAAGTTCAAGAGATAGTTCATATTTAATAGCTAATGTTTCTGATGTTACTAATTTTAATAAATATGTTTTTCAATATAAATCTGGAAATTTCAAAGCATTTGTAAATGGATTTAATTATGTTTTAAATGCTGATGGTGGATTACTGCCAACTGGTTTAAATACTTTAAATTTTGATGATGGTCGTGGTGTTGCTGACTATTTTGGCAAGACAAAAGAACTTGGCTATTACAACACTGCATTAACAGACGAAGAATTAGAATATATGACAAGCTACCGTACATTAAGAGAGTTAGCAGAAGAATTAAATTTAAACAAATTATAAGATGAGCAATACATTGAAGTTTGGTAATGGAGAATGGTATGGTAAGAAAGATACTATCCTTGCCTATAATGATGAAAATAGAAACTTTAAGCCTTTACCATTTGATTTTAGTAGAGAAAGTTCTGCTACTGTTATAAATAAAGATGGTTTAATAGAGACTGTAGGTAGTGGACAACCAAGAATAGATTATAAGGATGATAGTAAAGGTGCTTTATTGTTAGAACCTACGAGGAGTAATATAGTTACTGATAGTGCTACTGGTAAATTTAAACTGCCAACACCATCTTTAATAAATACACTCGTTCCAGATAATAGTAATTTAGCAGTAATTCCTATTGTGTATTCCATTGCAAATAGATATGAATATATTATATCTGGAGGTACTTACTCAACAAACGCAAAACTAACCTATTCTTGGTATAGAAAAAGAATATCCACACCTATGGTTGATACTTATTTAGGAGATTTAAGACCATCTGGAGTAAACCTTTCTTATGTTGGAGATACGAAACAGATAGAAAGTAACATAAATGGTTACGATAGATTTGAAGCAGTTTTAAACATAACTGATGGCTCTGCTGAAACTACTGTAAGAATGTATTTTGGGGATGTAATAGGTGTAGGTAATTCATCTATTGCTTACTGGGGACATCAATTAGAAGAAGGAAGTTACGCTACATCGTATATTCCTACATCTGGAAGTGCAGTAACGAGGTTGGCTGAAAGTTGTAGTCAAACTGTACCAGATGGTGTTATAGGACAAACAGAGGGGACTATTTATGCTGAATTAGGAAACATACCTTCCCAAGCGATTGACGATGTTTTTATTGAATTGTCAGATGGAACGAGTAATAATAGGATTTTATTTTATGCTGATAGTAATGGTTATATAAAAAATCAAATAAAAGCGTCTGGAAGTATATCTTCTTTAATAAATACAAACGTAACTGTAAGTAGTAATATGAAAATTGCTATCACTTATAAATCTAATGAGGCAAAAGTTTTTATAAATGGAGTTCAATATGGAGGTACTGATACAAGTGTTGTAGTTCCGTCTGTAAATAAGATGAATTTAGAGAGTTATACTGGCACAAGAGGTGAAACATCTACATTAAAAGATGTAAAACTTTACAACACAGCATTAACAGACCAAGAATTAAAAAATTAACACAAGTGTAACAATTACACCTATAATAACAAAAAGAGTAAATCTTTACATAAGGAAAGAAATAAGATAAGAAAATTAAAAAAACTATACAGATAATATAATAACTAATAGTTATAACCAAAAGTTAAAATAAATAAGTAATGAGAATAGGTAAATACGAATTTGATTCAAGAGAAGCAGCTCAAAGTAAGATAGATGCTTTAGGAACTGCAACAGATGAGGATGGAAATGAATATCCAACTCACAAAAACACAATAGTACATCTAGGAAATATCGTTTTAGAGCAAGGCGAATATGATTCTGATGGTAATGAGACTAAAGCTCCAGTAACGTCTTCTAAATGGCACATAGATGTGTTATGGGCAGAAGAAGAAGCACATCCTTATGGTTGGGCAACAAGAGCAGTAGATTTAGATAACGAGGGTTCTCATTCATTCTTCGGAGTGAGTTATGTAGCCAATAAGATGTAATAATATGGATAGAGTATTTAATCTATTTGGGAATATAGGTAGAGATAAGCTAGCACACTTCTTTAGTGCTAGTTTATTGCTATTTGTATTATTATTAATCTTTAGCGATGCTTTAGCTATATCAATAGTTTTATTGACAGCAATCTACAAAGAATTAGTGAACGATAAAATACTCAAGAGAGGGAAATTGTGAAGCTTTAGATTTTGTTTACAGCTCATTACCTTGCGTATTCTATATAATAAATATAAGTGTGTAAGTTATGATAACAAAACTAATAGAATTACTAAAAGAAATAAAAGGATTAAAGAGCTATACATTAACTCTATTGTTTATTATAGCGTTGCTTTACATATTCAATAGCACAATAATAAGAGCTATAGACTTAACCGTGTTTAATAAAGACGTGGTATCTAGTTCGTTGAAGAATGATATACTAATAAACAGAAGTCTAAAGGAGTTTATGGAGAATACTGACTCAGATAGAGCTTATATTTTTAGGTTTCATAATGGTGTAACTTATTATAATGGTTCTCATAAGTCTAAAATGAGTTGTGATTATGAAGTAGTAGCTAGAGGTGTATCAAGAGAGGCAGAGATGTTACAAGACATACCTACAGCTTTGTATGCTGATTGGATAATGGATGTTGTAAATCACAATATGATAGTATCAGACGTTAATTCCATAGAAGACATTAATGTTAGAAGTACTTTAAAAGCTCAAGAGATAAAAGGGATAGCAGTACTACCTTACTATAGACACGGAAACTTGTTTGCTTTAATCGGTGTAGATTACTTAAAACCTAGCCTTGAAAAAGATGCAGAGTTATTTGAAAGAAATAGAGACTCGGTAATACAGAGTTTAAAGATAAAAGTAAATGCAATAGGCAACTTATTAATATAAATTATGAAATACTTTAATTACGAAGAGTTTGACTCCCCAGACATACAAGGTAGTGGTCAGTTAATGGATAGAAAGATTCTAGATATGCTAGATGAAGTTAGAGAGATTTATGGTAAACCAATAATAATAAACTCTGGTTACAGAACTATAAGACATAATGCAGAAGTAGGCGGTAAGGCTAAATCAAGCCATTTAAAAGGACTTGCTGTAGATATAGCTTGTAGTACTAGTAGAGATAGATATAATCTCTTAGAAGCTCTTAAATCAGTTGGATTCAACAGAATAGGTATAGCTAAAACATTTATTCACGTTGATATTGATTCTGACAAGTCAAGTGATGTAATATGGGTTTACTAGAATTAATATTCCACGCAACTATGATGATATTTGGAGCATACGTTCCATTAAACACAGTCAAATACCCTAAAATACTAATGCTAATTAATAGAGTGGCTCTTATAGGGCTCTTAATATACTTAATGATATGAGTGATAATAAATTAAAAAATAACGGTAAAGGAACTTTCTTTGGTAATCTCTTAAGAGGAATAGCTAAGACTGGTAAAGCAGTAGCTCCTAAATTAATTGACGCTATCTCTGGAGGTAAAGTTTCTGATATAATAGAAGCTATAGGAGGTAGTAAAGAATTAACTGAAGTAGAAAAAGAAATGTTAGTTAAAGAACTAGAGCAAGATGTTATTGAAATGCAAGAAGTGACTAAAAGATGGGAAAGCGATAATCAAACAGACTCTTACTTAACTAGAAATATAAGACCTTTAAGCCTAGCTTTCTTAACTGCTAGTATGTTTACTTATATTATATTAGATAGTTCCTTAGAAGGCTTTAAAATAGACGAGCAATGGATATCTTTATTAGGTAACTTACTTATGTTAGCTTATGGTGGTTACTTTGGTGCTAGAACATTGGAAAAGATTAGAAAAAACTAAACTCTGTTTCTTAAATTAAGTAAGTACAGTTTAATCTTTACTTTCAAACTTATCCACTTACTTAAAAATGGATGTTCTTTTTCAAAGGCTTTTAGGCTTTGTTCTATTATATTGTTTCTGTCTTTAAATTCCATAACTTTTCATATTACAATTCGTTATGCAAATATACAGAATTAAAATGACATACACAAGTAAAAGACCATTTATTTTTAAATATTTATTCAAAAAAAAATTGAACATAACTATCGCAAATTCTTCAATATCTTTTTTTATTACTATTTGCCTTTAGGGGCAAATATTTATGATTTAATATCTTTGCGAGAAGCAAAGGTTGTTATTTCCTTAAATATAAAACAAAGGTACGAAAAAAAAGTGAGAAAGTCAATAGTAAGTTTTTAACAAAGTGAAAATAAATGTTAATAACTATGATTATGTTTTAAATATATTTATTGTATATTAGATGTATGAAGAAGAAGGATAATGGATATAAGAAGAGAGAGAACTTTAATGATTTCATACCTAGATATACAGATGAGTATACTAAGGAAATGGATGAAGAAGGTTTAAAAGTTCTTAAATGGTCAATGTTAGATAGTCCAGATTCATTAGGTAGTGGTAGAAGATTTATGGAGAGTGAACCAGTAAAGATACTAGACTTAGTATTTAGAAAAGAAAGATTAAAGGGTTTCATACATTTAGGCTACACATCGAAGGCTTACGCAGACAGAATAGGATTAGGTATTAATTCAGAACATAGGGTTGGCAAAGCGATAAAGTTTAGATGTATAAATCCTTCACATAGATTCAGATTAGTTAGAGGATTAATTCAATATGGGGTTGAAAGAATTAGATTAACAGATGAATACATATATTTTGATACTGAAAGGTATTTGCACAAAGAAGAACTTAGTTTTCGACATTTTTAGTTTTGTTTATTAGTTTTTTGTTTATAGTAGGAGGGTCTTGCATAGCCTTCCTACTTTTTTTTGCTATAAAACTTGCGTATGTCAATTATTTGTTGTAAGTTTGCAGAGTATTAACTATTAAATAAAATATTATGACAATTTACCAGAAAATTTACAAACAGTATTACAGCTCTCCTTACGTTATGGGATTAGCTAGTATGTTACTATCTATTATGACCTCTAGCTTACTTGTTATGTTTACTATGGGTAGCTTTATACCTAACATCTTATTAGGTTTAGGTAGCTTAAGTGTATTAAGTTCAATCATTGGAGCATTACCTCCTAGATATATTTACCTAACTACAATAGCGTCTTTATTCATAAACACTATGGTATTTATATCCTTAATATAAAAATAAATCAAATAAAACTTGTGTATGTCAAAAACAAGTTGTATGTTTGCACCATAATAACAATTAAATTAACAATATGATTACAAAAACAGAAGACAGAAGAGCTAAACAAGTAGAAGCGATAGAAAGCAATCGTAAAGATAAGCCAGTATTAAATCGCAGTAAATCTTGGAGACGCAGAAGAACAACTTAACAATTAAAAACAATAGAAATTATGAGAAAATTATCAGTATTAGTGCTATTAGTAGGCTTGTTTACAAGTTGTACTCAAGAAACAAACATTTATTTAGATGATAAAAGAGTAGATGTTTTATTAAACCCTAAAACGAAATCTACAACATCTTCAAGAGATGTCTATAGAGGAGAGATTTATGTATGGGTTAAGGATATAAACGTATCAGTCGAAGAGGAAGCTACTGGGGTAGTTGTAAGCGAAACTTTTACCTTAACGGATGATATTGAAGATACCTCTGATTTTGTCATTCAAGACATACCAGTTGGAACTAATGTATTTAACGCTACCACAACTACAAATGGAGAATCTATAAATTCTCACTATGTAAATGCAATAAATGATGATATAAGTGTTTATGTAGACAAGAATCCATTTGCATTGTATAGTTCTGGTTACGAGTCCTTATTTGTATCTCTAGAAACCTCTAATGAAGTAACTTTAGATATGACTACACAAAACGGTAGGCTTATATCTAATTTTGAATTAACTAGAAATGGTTATCAGATTACAGTTAAAACATCTACAGATGGTGTATTAACCAGTACTACAACAATTTCTAACAACGAGGTGTTAACTGCATACCTATCTAATGATGACGCAGTAGACGGATTATCTAGGCAACATATCGTAACAATTAGTAGACCTAACAGTTCTGAAATCCTTAAAACTTATGTTATAGATGAAGTGGTTTCTGCGTCAGTATCTAAGTCTAATACATACAGAGTAGGTGTTGATGAGATTCTATCATCATCAACCAATCTATCTTTCACTTGGCAAACTTGGGTAGAAGAATAAAATAAATCAAATAAAACTTGCGTATGTCATTTATATTTCGTAGGTTTGTATCTCAAAACAGAAACTATGACAGATTTAGTAGATTTTAAGAATGCACAGATTAAGGCACTACAAGACAGTAATGCACAGAAAGAAGCAAGAATAGCTATATTAGAAACGTGGATATTCGAGCTTACGGATGATAAGTGTCCGAGAGATTATAAACAAGTAATAAGAACAGAATTATTAAAAACCAATTAAGAATGACAATTTTAGAAAAACTACAAAAGATTCAATTAGAGCTTAAAGCACCTAAGAATCAGTACAATTCGTTTGGAAAGTACAAGTATCGTTCAGCAGAAGATATCTTGGAAGCTATCAAACCATTTGAACAAAAGTATTCAGTACTATTTAAAATTAGTGATGAATTAAGAGAGGTTGCTGGTAAAGTATTCGTACATTCAGAAGCTAAAGTAATAGACTTAGACACTACAGACAGAGAAAGTTCAATCTCATCTACTGCACAAGCTATTATAGACTTTGATGCTAAAGGAATGCAAATGCCACAACGAACTGGAGCAGCTAGCTCATACAGTAAGAAGTATAGTCTTGGAAACCTATTATTATTAGACGATACTAAAGATGCTGACGCTAGTAATACTCACGGTAAATCTAAGCCATCATTAAAGCTAGGTAGTCCAGAGTATAAGAAAGTAAAAGAAGCCTTAGCTGGAGGTAAATTTACTATAGCACAAGTAAAGACTAAGTATGTAGTATCAGCAGAAATAGAAAAATCATTAGTATAAACAATTAAAATAAATAAATTATGAGCTTACAATTAACTGGAACAATTAAATTAATCGGAGAGAAACAAGTATTTGACTCTGGATTCCAAAAAGTAGAATTTGTATTAACAACTAACGATGAGAAATATCCTCAAGATGTTAAGTTTGAAATAGTACAAGACAAAGTAGATGACTTCTTAAAGTACAACAAGGTAGGGTCTGTAGTAGACGTAGACTTTAATGTTAGAGGTAATGAGTACAAAGAGAAGTACTATGTTAGCTTAACAGCTTGGAAAGTATTTAAATCTCAAGCAGCTGCACCAGCAACTGATATAGGAGTACCTTCAGAAGAGATATCAGACGACTTACCATTTTAAATTTATTGGGAGGTGTAAAAGCCTCCCTTTATTATTTAACTATTAACCTATAAACTAAAAACAAATGGTTCAAAAAGTTCAACATCCTTCTGAGTACAGAAAAGTTAGTTATACAGAATGGGGTAGTTTAGATTGGGATTGGGAAAATCAAGCTAAGTTAAATAAGTGGATTCCAGCTTACTTCTTTAGGTATGACAACTATTATAAAGGGTTAACTAATGAACACATAATGAAAAGTGTTTTTGGTCAGAAAAAAGAAGATGAAATAAAGAAGGAAATAGACTTTTGGTACAATGAATGCGTAGGAGCTTACACACAAATTAAATATTAAACAAAATGAGCGAAGAACAAAAAGCAGAAAAGCACGAGCATATCTTATCTATGCAAATGATACAAGAAGAATGTGCTATCAACATTAATGAAAAGATAGAACATCCTCCAGTAGCAATTAGCTATAAAACTAAAGAAGTAGTAACAAGAGACGGAGAGATTAAAGAGTTTCCTATACCAATAGGTACTTATGGTAACTTTAGCTTTATACAAGCACCTCCTAAGTCTATGAAGACATTCTTTGTTAGTTTATTAGGTTCTGCTTACTGTAACCCAAATGGAACTCATACATCTGGTTTAAAATCCTTTAGAGAGGATAGAGAGTATATCCATTTCGATACAGAGCAAGGAGACTGGCATTCACAAAGAGTATTTAAACGTATTCAATGGATGAATAAAACATCTAACTTAGACTTTTACCATACATTTGCATTAAGAAAAGTAGGTTTTAGAGATAGAATAAACTTCATAGAATATTATTTACAATCATTAACAGATGCTGGTAAGAAGATAGGAGTTGTAGTTATTGATGGTGTGGCAGATTTAGTATCTGATGCAAACAATCTTGAAGAGTCAAATCTCGTAGTACAGAAGATTATGGCTTGGACTACTATCTATGATTGTCATATCATTACAGTAATACACTCTAACTTTGGTTCAGATAAGCCTACTGGTCATTTAGGTAGTTTCTTAGAGAAGAAAGCAGAAACTCAAATACAATTAGAGAGAGACCCTAATAAGTTAGGAGCTGTAACTGTATCTTGTAAGAGAAGTAGAAATACACCTTTTGAGCAGTTTGATTTTAAATTAGACGAAAGTGGATTGCCAACAGTAATTAACCCAGACGATGTTTATAGTTTCTAACAATTATAAGCAACAATATAACAAATAATAACTATATTTATACAGATGAAAAAAGCAAAAGATTTTAGACCAAGACTTAAAGGAAATATCCTAAAAGCATACAACTATTTAGTTGGAAAAGAAGATAAAGTATTAGTAATAGGAGACTTACACGAGCCTTTCTGTTTAGATGGTTACTTAGACCATTGTAAAGAGGTTTACGCAAAGCATAATTGTAATAGAGTTGTATTCATTGGAGATGTAATTGATAACCATTACAGTTCTTATCACGAACCAGACCCAGATGGTCTAGGAGGAGGAGATGAATTAGAATTAGCTATTAAGAAATTAAGTAAATGGTATAAAGCATTCCCTAATGCAGACGTATGTATCGGTAACCACGATAGAATTATATCTCGTAAAGCATTTAGTTCTGGTGTACCTAAGAGATGGATTAAGGGTATGGCAGAGGTATTGGAAACTCCTAATTGGAATTACGATACTAGATTCGTTTATGACGGTGTTCAATATATTCACGGAGAGTCTGGAAGAGCGACCAAGAAAGCAAAAGACGATATGATGAGTACTGTTCAAGGTCATAGACACACAGAGATGTTTACTGAATTTGTTGTAGGAGCTAACTATAAGGTTTTTGGATGTGCAGTAGGATGTGGGATAGATAGTAAATCTTATGCTATGGCTTACGGTAAGAACTTTAAGAAACCAGCTATTGGTTGTGCTGTTATCTTTGGAGGGAAGCACGCTATTAATGAGCCAATGCACCTATAATGATTCATAAGATAGAATCTCCATTATTCGTAACGCTACCTAGAAAGTCTGTAAAGGACAAAAGGGTAGCGTTGAATATGAATACATACCGAAACTTACATCACAGAACAAACAATGATGCTAAGAAGACTTATCACAAGTTAATGAGGTATAACTTAGAGGGTTTAAAGATTAAAACTCCAGTAGAGATTACCTATCAAGTGTTTAAAGCATCTAACAGAAAGATGGATAAGATGAATGTTGTATCTGTGGTTAGTAAATACTTATTAGACTCTATTACAGAGTATGGTTGTTGGGAAGATGATAATGATAATTATGTAAAGAAAGAAACCATCTTACCTACAGAATTAGATAGAGAAAGACCAAGAGTAGAAATAATAATTAAAGAGATATAATGTTAGAATTACTTGCAACAAAGCACGAAGATTGGATTAGAATAGCTTACAGTATGACAAATGATATGGATAGAGCTAATGATTTAGTTCAAGATATGTATATCAGATTGCATAGACTAGGTAAGACTAAAGAGGATGTTTCTTACAAAGATACTGTTAATAGATACTTTGTATGGACTGTTTTAGTTAATATGTATAAGACTAGTAGAAGAACAAAAGTATACAAGAAGCTAGAGATTTGTGAATTGTTAGGAAATGAAATTAACACCGACTATTCAGACTATAGCGAAGAAGAAGACAATGCTTTTGAATTACTTACTAGCAGAGTTAAATCTATAACATCTAAATGGAAGCCTTACGATAGGAAGTTATTTGAATTATACTTCTTACACGGTCAATCATTAAGACAGATAGCTAACGGAGCTAATATAGGTTTGAATTCTATACATAACTCAGTAAAAAGCTATAGAGAAATAATGAGAGAAGAATTATCAGAAGACTTAATAGATTACTTTAACGAAGATTACGATAAAATACTATAAATTATGAAACAAGATAAGTATTATTTAGATTTAGAAGAAAGAGGTTTCTATAACACCATAGACAAGAGGTCTAAAGATTATAGAGAGTATAAGCAATGGAAAGCATCCAAAGAAGGATTTGAGTCTCTTAAAAAGAACGTAGAGAGTCAATCCAAAGGACTTGGAGATACTGTAGCTAAGATAACAAAAGCAACTGGTATAGATAAGGTCGTTAAGTTTATAGCTGGAGATGATTGTGGATGTGATGAGAGAAAGGATAAGTGGAATAAAGAGTTTAGGTATAAGACTGTTAAGTGTCTTAAAGAGGAAGATTATGTATTCCTAACAGACTTTTTAAAGAGGAAGAGGTCTTTAGTTGACTATAACGACAAAGTTAGATTAGTGGATATCTATAACTATGTGTTTAGTGCTAGAGAGAATAGGAGAACGAGTTGTGGTTCTTGCATCGCAAGGATTGTTAAGAACTTAGAAAGATATATCTCTGCTTATCAATAAATTAACTATTTATTTTGTATTTAACCTACATTTTATTTGCGTATGTCGTTTATATTTTGTAGGTTTGTACTTTAATAACTAAACAACTAAATTATGAAAGAAGCAAAATGCCACAAGTTCTGGGAGCAAGGTCTTAACCCAATTACAATGAAAAGACCAGAGGAAGATTATAAAGCACCTTCTTTATCTGAAGCAGATATTCAAGCAAAAGATGAAAAGGTTCAAGCATCTAAAGAAAGAGCTAGAGCTAAGTTAAGAGTTAAAAGAGTAGGAAAGTTTTGGTAGTATTATTTGACGCAGACAGTCTTATCTATGCATCTTGCTTTGATTCTAAATCAGATGAGAAGTGGTTAACAATAGATAAGGCTTACGAGAAATTTCAAGAAGGACTTGATAAGATATTTGCTGAGTTAGAAGAGCAAGTAGAGGTAGAGAAGTTTATAGTATGTAATGGTTCTAAAGGTAATTTTAGAAACGATATATCTAAAGAGTATAAAGCTAATAGAACTGGAGAAAGACCTCCGACATTAGGTAAGTTACACAACTTAGTTAAGAGAAAGTATAAATCACATTACGGTATAGGTATTGAAACAGATGATGTAGTAGCTACCTTGTGGAAAAGAGTATCTGATGAGAGAGGTATTGACTCTGTAATTATAGCATCATTAGATAAAGACTATAAGCAATTCCCTTGCTGGTTTTATGATTATCATTGGAAACGTAAAACACTTACTAAGATATCAGAAGAAGAAGCTACTATTAACTTTTATACTCAGATGATTGTAGGCGATTCAGCAGACAATATTAAGTACTGTAAGGGTTATGGAAAGGTTTACGCTAAAAAGCTCTTAGATGACGTTAAAACACCATTCTCAGCTACAAGAAGAGTCTATAAGTTGTTTAAGGATGTCTATGGAGATGAAGCTAGAGAGAAATATAACGAATGCAAATCATTATTAACATTAAAAACAGATTGCGATGACGGAATTAGAATACAGAGAGCATAATAGAGGTAGAATTGAAGAAGCATTTGAAGGTTCTTTAGCTTGCTTTGAGAATAACGTATGGAATTTAGAAGAAGCCTACGCAGCTTTACAATACTTTGAAGACTTAGAGGATTACTTTTACTGCGCTGGTATTAAAAAAGCTATAGATGAGTATGAGATTGAAAGATTAAGCGATTTATTCACTACAGCTGGGGAAGAAGAGGGTCTTGATAATACAGTACTGTAAAAAATAGTTATCTTATTATGAATAGTAAAGAAATTAAACCTACTGACGGTAGGAAGGGAAACTCTAGGAAGAAATCTATACCTAAGTTACCAGTACCTCAACTTGAGAGGTCTAATAAGCCAGCAATGAATCAAGCTAAGAAGAGCAGAAAGAAACAGTACGCTAAGAAAGCTATTAAGAATGTATTTGGTAGCGAAGTAGCTATGTTTGAGTCTATGGCTAAGAAAGCTAAAGAAGGTAGCTATAACCATATGAAATTGCTTACTGATATGATGTATGAGGAAGAAAAAGATAATGTAGGAACAACTGTTAAAGCACCTATTATAAACTTCTTTGGGGATAGTGAGGTAAGTAAGAAAGTTAAAGGTAAGATTATAGACGTAACTCCAGACGATGAACAGTAAGATAAGCATTCACAAGAAGTACATACCATTATTTAAAGACCCTTCAAGATACTTCGTTGTAACTGGAGGTCGTGGTTCTGGTAAGTCATTTAGTATCAACGTATTCCTACTTAACTTAACCTATGAGAAAGGTCATAAGGTTTTGTTTTCTCGTTATACAATGATATCAGCACACACTTCTATTATACCAGAATTTATAGAAAAGATTAATCTAATGGGAGTTCACGAAGACTTTAGGATAACTAAAGATGAGATAATGAACTTAAAGACTGGTAGCTCTATAATATTTAAAGGTATTAGAACATCATCTGGTAACCAAACAGCTGCACTTAAATCTCTTAACGGTATTACTACATTTGTAGTTGATGAAGCAGAGGAATTAGTTGATGAAGGTACATTTGATAAGATTGACTTCTCTATACGTTCTCAATTAAAGCAGAATAGAGTCATTTTAATACTGAATCCGACAACTAAAGAGCATTGGATATACAAAAGATACTTTCTAACTGAAAACGTCAAGGAAGGGTCTAATATGGAGCGAAACAATACAACTTACATACATACTGATTATAGAGATAACAAAGAGAATCTATCTGATTCATTCTTGCAACAGATATATCAGATGAAAAAGAAAAGACCAGACAAGTATCAACATCAAATACTAGGAGGTTGGCTTAATAAAGCTGAAGGTACTATTATTAGAAAATGGAGGGTAGGGGACTATATCCCTACAGAACTTACTTGCTATGGTCAAGATTTCGGATTCGCTGAAGATTTAAGTACGCTTGTAAAAATTTCAGTAGATAAAAATTCAAGAAAGGTATGGGTAAAAGAGATATTTGGTCAGAAAGGATTAAATACTTCACAGATATACGGTAAGAATAAAGCTGAATGTGGTTTAGACTTGATAATCTGTGATAATTCAGAACCCAGACTAATAAATGAGTTAAAAGTATTGGGTCTTAACATAAAACCTACTATAAAGAAGAAAGGGAGTATATTATCTGGTATAGCACTTATGCAAGATTACGAGATAATAGTAGATAGAAACTCTCACGGTATTATAAGAGAGATTAACAACTACGTTTGGAAAGATAAAGGAGAAGTTCCAGTAGATAAGTTTAATCACTACATAGATGCTATTAGGTACGCTATGATGTACTTAATACAAGGAATAAACTCTGGAGTCTACACAATTAGATAAGACGTTTAACATAGAGGGTAAGACGTTTAATATGGAGGGGTCTACCTCCAGCCATCCTCAATCCACCAATCACAACTAGGATATAAGTCTAGTAAGTCATTAACAACCTTGTCAATTAATTTTGATGAGGTTTTTGTGTTTAATATGAAGGTCTTTAATTCTGTTTTAGTTTGAATAAATAGTGTTTCCATTTTGATTTTCTGTTTAATATGATGGGTAAAATATTTCTGTTTAATATGGAGGGTAAGACGTTTAATATGAACCCCCCTATGTTTAATATGATGGGGTAATTTTGTTATCTAGACTCATTCTAAATAGCTTATCTAGAATGAATATAAATAGTAATTTTATTTGGTTATATGGTTTATTTTTCATAAGGCAAACATACAGATATTTATCTGATACGATAAACAAAAAAAGTCTTGTAAAAGTTTTGTATATTAAAAAAATTGTTGTATTCGTGCACGCGTTCATTATATTAGTGTTTTGTACCCTTGTTATTTAGAATGAATATAAATAAAAAATAATATTAAATATATTTGTTTGGTATAATAAAAAAGTACTATATTTGTAGAGTAGAACAAAAACAATAATTTAAAACTAAATAATATGAATGATTATAAACTTTTAGAGCTAGAAAATCAGACCTTTCACTCTACAATCCAAAAATTAAGAGATTACGCAAATTTAAACGATGATTGGTATATAAATACTCAACTGGACTTAATCGAAGTAGAAATTAAAATTGAAATAAATAAGGCTAAAGCATCAGTATACAAAAAAATAAATAATAACAAATAAATAATAAACACTATGAACATTTCAACAAAACTACAACAAATAACTGAAGACAATCAATTCGATATAGATTTGTCAAGCGTGTACCATAATGAAGATACTTTTAGTGATTTTTGCGACAAAGTTAATGACGCAATAATGAGTGAAGAAATAATTTACTATTCTGAAGCTATTAAGTACTTAATGCGTGAAGATGATTCCTTAGGTGATAGTTTGGATATTGCAAGCGAATACGGATATACAACAGAGCAATTAAATTCTGAATTATTAGGCTACGTTATTATATCAACAAAGGTTAACTGAGCAATGGTACGAAATTGAGGAACAAGTACAAGGAGCTTTTTCAATAACTAAGATATGACGACAAAAATAAGTATAACAACAGCAGTTAAAATATTGAATAGCAACAAAGATTTTATATTTTACAAAGGGTAGAAAATCAAAGATTAATTGACTTTACTCTAGACTAATGATATTAGTAGATTTAGAGCTAGATACAATAATCAATTTAAAATAGTATCAGATATCAAAAAGCAAATAAAAACAAATCTTAAAATAAATTTGTAGATATCAAATAAAAGTATTATCTTTGAGTAAGCAAATAAATAATAACTAAAATATAAACATTATGAAAACAATTTTAAACAAGTTCAAAACATTAGATAACACAGATAAATTCGGAGTTTTATTTGGTATATTCGTACTAACTCCATTAGTAGTAACATTAGTAATAGATATAATAATTAACGGAGCTAGAATGCTTTAAAAACCAATAATATGAATAATATAAATAACCTAATAGACGCACACTACAACGAATTAGAAATTAACGATTTTGATTTCTACAATGACTTTACTAACAATTTTAATAAATAAGATATGAGCAAAGAAACAAAATATATAGGATTTCATAATATTAACACCTATCAAACAGTACAAAACGAAACCTATTTAAGAGGTATCAATTCAAATAGAGAAGATGTAACACTAGTATTTAATACTATTGATTTACTTGAATGGTTAGATATAAACCATATGAAGAAAGAAGCTAAAAAATACATTAACGAACTAAATAAATAAGAATATGGAAACAATAATAAACAATCTAAATAAACAGATAGAAGAATTAAGCAAACAATATAATAAGCTAGGTAGTGAGGGCTTAGGATGGTTTTCTTTAGATAGGGAAAACATAAGGGCTTGTGTGATGGATATTAAAAACGTCATTAAAACATTAGAAACAATTAAATAAATAATATAGATATGATAGTATACACAAATACACTAGACGCAATTACATTTGTAAGACAAAGTAATTTAGATAATACCGATAAACTTTGTAAGATAGATAATTTAAAAAGCAAAGGAATTGCAAAGATACACGATACAATAATTATTGTAGATGAATATGGCATATTAGATTAGTAATATAAAACACCTATTAAATAAACCTATATTAATTAACTTTAGTATAGGCTTTTTTTATACCCTATAATTAACTATAAATAATACCTATAATAGACTAAAATATAATAGAGAAATACTATACAAATATATTAAGGAGTGTAGTAAATAATATGTAGATATAGGGTTTGGTTTTAAACACTATAAATAAACTCATCAATACTAACATACCAGATAAATATTTAAGTAGCTTAGAAAGGCTGTATTAACGTAAAATGAATAGTGTATATGTGTAGTAAGCCAATTAAATGAATTCAACGTAAAATGAATGTTGGTTATGTGTAGTAAGCCGATTCAATGATTTCAATAAATATTCAATGAATTCAAACAAATACTAAAAAGGTTCTATAGGGGTGTTTTTACTGTTTTGTAACTTACTGGTTATTAGTGTTTAGTAAATAATTTAGTTCCCCAACTTTTACAAATCGAGGAACCTTTTTATATTCTATGCTTATTTACTGCTCTTGGAGTTATATCTAATATCTCAGCTATCTCTTTACTGGTTATATTTGGTTTTAGATTTACTATCTCTCTAACCTTCTCTTTAGTCTTTACTTTAGCTTCTCTACTTATCTCTCTTATCTTAACATCTATATCTAGGCTTCTTCTCATATCTGATAGATACTTCTCTTGTCTTTGTTTATATTCTTTACTCCAGTTGTATGTATGATGATGTATCCAACTCATAGGTTTATTGTAGTCTTCAAAGTTTCTTATGTAGTGTCTAATCCATACGTCTTCTGGTTTACTCATCCACACAAACTCATAGCCATCGTATATTACTTTATGGTTAGTTACTTCCTTAAGGTTCTTTAATTGTTCTGTAGTCCAGTTTGTCATATAGTTAATTTAGTTGCTAATGATTTCTTTAGTACCCAAAACTCTTTATCTACTCTTTCATTGTTACTAAAGTCTGTTGTAGCTGGTACGTTATAGAATCGTTTATAGATGTTGTTTAAGTCTAGTTTACTAATGTTAAATACATAGACTCCAGTATCATCTTGTTGTACGTATAGGTAGTGTTTATTAAGCTGTTTAGCTAGTTTAAGGTTTACTAGAGTTTTATTTACTTCTAGGAAAGGGTCTTTATGGTTAAATCTTCTATTTTTGATTTCTACTATGTAGTTGTTATCAGAAGCATCGTAAGGATTGAATACATATTTGTGTTCTACTAATCCAGTCCCTACTCTGCTATTTATAAACTCTACAGTTTCTGATTGTGTCATATTAATAATATATGTAATTAAATAATGATAATGCTATGGTTTCTATTACTGCTACTGTTGTGTATAGTAATGATATTACTATGTATGCTAATACGAATGCTGCTTTATATCTCATATCTATTTGTTTTTATTAATCTTCTTTAACTCTTCTATTATGCCATCTAATCTCCAAGCTACTAACAATAGATAAACACTAACACTAATTCCAAAAAAAACTATAAATTCTTCCATATCTTATAATTTATTAGTTAAATGTCTTTCTAATCCAGCTAAAGCTCTCCAAGCTACTTTTGCTAGGTGTAATGTTCCGTCATCATCTATAGGGTTAATGGTATGGTCTATTAGGTGTCTAGTTAAAGCATCATACTCATCTTTAGACTTATCCATATCCCAATGTAGAGGTTTGTCTGGATGGTGTTGGTCATTACCAGCTTTACTACACTTAGCAACCTCTTTTAAAGCATTAGGAAAGTATTTTAATACTCCACTAAATACTGGCATACCTTTTCTTAGTTCTGCCTTAGTAGGCTCTTTAATCACTTTAGGTTCTACAACGTCAAACATACTAATAGACTCTTGCTCATAAGTCATAGTTGTAGTGTAATGCTCTCCACTATTACCGTTTTGAGCTATAGCTTTCATTCTTCTTTCGTGTTCTTCTGATTCTAGCATTTCTAGTTGTTTCTCTCTTGTGTTCATATCTTATTTAATTATGTTTAGTATTTTACGAAGATGTTTTGCGTCTTTACTCATAAGAGCATTATAGACTTCCATCCTAATATCATTTGTTATATTACTTCTACCTATTCTTGAGTATTTATAGGTTCTAGTAGCTTCTACAGCTCCTCTAAGCTCAATATAGTACTTTTTAAACTTACTATTTAGCTCTAAGTCGTTATCAACAGTATTTATAGCGTGTATAACAGAACCGTGAGTTAATCCGAACATATCTCCTATATCTTCTAAATTCATCCCAGTAAGCTCTCTTATTATCTTACAAGCATACATTCTAGGTCTTACTACAGTAGTCTTTCTACTTTTTACTCTGCAATCAGTCTCGAAGTAATTGTTTACTTGACTTATCGTTTCTTTTGCTATTTCGTATTGTTCCTTTGTCATTGTCTTTAGTTTCTAGTGGGCAAAAGCAGCTACCAAGCCTAAGTCGGCAACTGCATATCCTAGTTTGCATATTAGTCTATCTTTAAGAATTCAGCTTCAGCGTGTTCTAAGAACCATTCTTTATTCTCTAGGTACTTATTGATTACTGAATCTATTATTACTAACTCATCTATATCTAGTGAAGATACTTTACTTAGAATAGAATCTATCTTATTAAGTATATTAGTAGTCATCTCTGGGTCTGCTTGATACACTGAATCAAATTCTTCTCTTACTATAGGCTCTAACATACCGTTTACCCTATTTATCTGCTGTTTTAAGCTACCTCTGTAGCGATTTGTTAATACTAGCTCTTCGTTGGCTTCTAAAAGCAGCTGAGAGGTTAATACTGACTTTAAATAACTAATTGTTTCATTGCTTACTTCCATTATAATCCAGTGTTTATTCCGTTATCAATTACTTGTACTATGTGTCTAAATACACTTTTCTCTTGTTCTCCAGTTACATCTACTCCATTTAGGAGTAATCTAAAGTGGTCTTTCTTGTCTGTTGGTCTTAATTCTATGTTATTCATAAGTTCTAAAATATAATTGTGTTCTTTTTAATGTTGATTCGTCTAATGCTGTTACTGTGAGTACTCTATACTTGAGTAAGAAGTTAGAAAAAGAGTCATAGGCAAAGAAGTCTGGTTGCCTTCCTTCTTCAGTAAAAAACTCTACCTCGTAATATATTATACCTTCTTTTGACTCATCTGGAATTATGGTATTGAATGTGAAAATCCCTTCTGATGTGAAATTGAATTTCATAGGTGTATTGTAACCTATCAGACTAATAACATCTGCTTCTGTTTTTAATTCTTTTAATGGTTCTTTCATTTTAATTGGGTTTTAAGTTTCATTACGCTTTTGAAAAAGTCTTTATCCTTTACTAGATTGTTTTTTATAAAATCTAATGTCTTATAGTGTTCTGCCATAAACATCTCTAGTGAGTATCTTAAAAGTTGCTCGTTATCTGAATCCTTCTCTTGTATGTGTTTAAGGAAATGATAGCTACCATCTTGTAAGTCTTTCTCCATAAAAATAGTGATTTTACTTTTTTCGTTCTCGTAACTGGTTACGTCTTCTGCTCTCATACTATATTAGTTTTTAATTGTGATGCAAACATATGAATAATTATTGACATATGCAAGCTTTTTGTTAATTATCTTTCGTAAACGTCTAAATAATCTTGTGTATCTCTTAAATCCTTAAGTCCTATCATCCATTCTCTATGTAAGTCTGATACATAGTCAAATAATACAGATATAGTCTTGTTTGTAACTTCTAAAGGAACTTCTCCTCCTAAACTAAAGATTTCTACCTCAAATAAGTAATCCCAAGAGTTAAACCTTATATCATACTCATAATAGTTGTCTGTGTAGACAATATCTACACCATCCTCATCAATAGACGGATGAATACCTTTTACTGCTTCAATAATTTCTAGTTGTGTCATTTTCTTCTTTTTTTTAGTTAATGTATAATCTTTTGGTTTAATCTCTTGAATGTTGTCAAATCTACGTCTTAGTTCTGCTCTTGAAAAGTCTCTTCTTAGCTCTCCATCTTTTAATATAGTGTCTATAGATTCTAGCACATACCTTCCAACTGACTTAGTATTTACTATTTCGTATATACTGTTGGTTGTCAAGCATTTAAACTTAGAGCATCTGATACTGTCATTTTCATCTATTAGTTCCATACAGCAAACATACAATTAATTATTGACATACACAAGTTTTTAATACACTAATTCTAAAAATAGTTATCTTAATATACAAAATTTATATATGAATTACAATTTTGAATTAAATGTACCTAAGAACCTTAGAGGTATTAAAATAAGGGAATGGGTTAAGTTTATTGACATTTACGAGAAGAATAAAGACAATGAGTCTAGTGAGTTCTTAAATAAGAAGATGATAGAGATATTTTGTGGTGTTAATCTTAAAGAATTATATAAAATACCAGTATCTAGCTTTGATGGTGTAGTTAATCATCTGTATAGAGTATTAAATACTGAGAGTGAATTAACAAATACCTTTAAAATGGTAGGTACTGATGGTGTAGAGGTAGAGTTTGGTCTTATACCTAACCTAGACAAGATGAGTTATGGAGAATGGGAAGATTTAGAGAACTATATCTGGGATAATAAGAATATCCACAGAGCTATGGCAGTTCTTTACAGACCCTTAATATACCAAATAGGAGGTAAGTATAGGATACACGAATATCAAGGTACTGATGAGTACGCAGAGATGATGAGGGATATGCCTATAGATATAGCTTTAGCTGCTAGGGTTTTTTTTTATCGTTTAGTCAAAAAATTAGGGGATTATACGATGGACTCTATACTGAAACAATATCAGAAGGAAAAGGAAACCAGCTCACAAGAGGATTTGGCAAAAAGTGGGGAACTTATCAAGCAATACTTGAGCTCTCGCAAGGAGATGTCAGAAGAATTAATGAAGTTACAGCATTACCAGTTCATCAATGCTTAATGTATTTAGAGTTTGCTAAAGAGAAGAACGAATTAGAGAATAAATTAATAAAACAACATTCAAGATAATGACGCACGTTTACGACATATTAGAGGTACTTAAAGAAGAGCTTAGAAGCAGTCCTTCTGTAAATACAGTAACTTATGGAGAGATTTCTGACCTTGATTTAGATAAGACAACAATGTTCCCATTATCACACTTATTAATAGAGAATGTGTCTTATAATGCAAGAACTGTTAGCTTTAGAATAAGATTATTATGTGCAGACATAGTAGACCAAAACCCTAAAGCTAGTGAATTTGATGATTTCTATGGTAATGACAACTTACACGATGTTATGAATACTCAATTTGAGGTTATAAATACCTTAATAATGAAGTTAATGAGAGGAGATTTGTTTAAGGCTAATTATCAAGTAAGCACAACACCAGTAGCAGAACCATTTAAAGAAAGATTTAATAATGTTCTAGCTGGATGGAGTGTTGATATAGATATTGAAGTACCTAATGGAACTAGTGTCTGTTAATGGAGAATATTAACTTAAATAAAGCTCTAAATGAGGTTGGTAAGCTTATTAGTGAAAAACTAAAGGTAGAATCACAGAAAGATGGATTTAAGGCTACTGGAAAGCTTGAAAACTCTTTTACCTATACTAGTGCTGCTGATGAGTTAAAAGTATTTGGAGAAAGGTACGCAAAAGCATTATCAGAAGGTATATCAACTAGTGGAAGCGGAGATAAAGAAGGATTTAAGCAATTACAGTCTAATATAATTAAATGGGCAAAGATAAAAGGTATCAGACCGTTAATAAGAGACAGTAAAGGTAGATTCAAGAAAGTTAATCAGCATTCTTGGAAATCTTTAGGTTATGTTTTGGCTAGAAGTATAAGAACCAAAGGTATTTCTAAGAGGTTTTCTTATAAAGGTAGTGGTTTTATGCAAGCAGCAATAAATCAGACAAGAACTAAGATAGAAGAATTAATATTAGAAGGTTACAAGAAAGACTTACAAGAACAATTAAATAAAAAATAAGCAATGGGATTAATATTAACAAGAAGTCCATATAACGTAAGCAGAAGAGGTTTAGACGCTGGTGCTTCATTACAGATAACTATAGGTAAAGCATCTAGTTCTGGAGGTATTAGTACTATCTACCAAACATACCAACTTTCTTTTAGAAATAACTATTTTATAGATGTATCTAACCTTATAGCGTCTGAGTTCCCAGAAACCTATACTATAGATGGAAATGGTAATTACGTTAATCAATATAATAAGAACTTTCAGAATAGACCGCTGTTAGTAGAGTTTAGTTTTGATGGTCGTATTAATGATGTAGTTCAACCTACTCATATAGAAACTCATTATGCTTTAGACGGATATCTATACAACACAGACCCTCATAGTTATGACTTTACAAACACATTGCATAATAATGGCTCTTACGCTGGTAGTTCTGATGTAATATACAAGCTAGATGATGCTCCTTTAGAGATTCCTACTATACTTTTAGTAGACTTTAATACTCCTTATGCTGATTTAACAGATAACAATATAGATATTGCTTTATACAAGAATGGAGAAGTGCTAGAGACTTTTAGTAGCGATGTAAATTCTACAAATGCTGCTGCTGGATTCTCTAGCGATTATAATGCGCCTTATACTTTCTTATCATTCCAACAAAGAATTGAAGTTCAGAATGGTATCTACGAAAGAAACAAGTGTATAGAAGATTTCCTAGAAGAATACAAGTTATTAGACGTAGATAAGGTTATTATTAGCAATAAATACTCTTCAAAGGTATTAACTGTTAAAACAGTAACTGAATGCAAATACAACCCTTATAAACTTATATTTAAGAATAGATTTGGAGTAAAAGAGAGCTTATGGTTCTTTAAGAAATCACAAGAATCACTAAGCGTTACCTCTGAGAACTTTAGAGCTAATCAAATAGAGCAGAGAATAGCTGGATTTGAACCAGCAGTAGATAATACTGTTAGAACAATGCAACAATACAATAAAAACGGAACTGAGTCTGTAATATTAAACTCTGGCTTCGTTGTAGAAGCTCTTAACGAGTCTTTTAAGCAACTTATGCTATCTGAGGAGGTAACACTATTCGATTACAATAAAGGTGTCTTACAAGCTGTTAATGTAACTGATTCTGAGCTTAAATACAAAACATCTATAAACGACAAGCTAATAAACTACACTATTAATTTAGAAATGAGTAATAACATAATAGATAATATAGTTTAATGAAATTACAGCCACAATTATATGTAGATACAAGTGGAGACCCTACTGGGGATGCTACTTTTGAGAGGATTGAGTTCTTTGATTTTGAATCAATAGAGCTTAGTTCATCTGTACAAGACGTTAGAGATATCTCTAAGATATTCACAGACTATTCTCAAACATTCTCTGTTCCAGCATCTAAAAAGAACAATAAGATATTCAAACACTACTACAATACCCTTATAAACAATGGTTTTGATGCTAGGATAAAGCAAAGAGCTGAGATACACTTAAATGGTATGTTGTTTAAGATTGGATATTTAAGACTTAGTGAGTCTTTACTTAAAAACGGAAAACCTCATTCATACAGATTAGTATTCTTTGGTGCTTTATCTACTCTATCTAACGTATTAGGTAAGGATAAGTTATCAGACCTATCAGCTTTAGATAAATACAATCACGAATACAATGTAGATACTGTATATGATGGGTTTACTACTGGACTAGGCTTACAAGGTACTGATATGATAGTTTCAAGCAATAGAGATATTATCTATCCTTCTATATCTTCTGATGCTCAATGGTATTATGATTCAACTGGCGAAACAGCTCCAGTTACATTTAATCAAGGGTTATCTAGAAACATATACAACTCTTTAGGTACTAGTACTTACGGTATTAGCTATATTGACTTAAAGCCAGCTATAAAGGTTAGTAACATAATAGACGCTATATCAGAGAAATACGCTAGTATTAACTTTTCTGGAGATTTCTTCGGAACTCTTGAGTTTAGTGATTTGTATATGCTAATGAGTAACAATAAAGGAGTTCTATCTCCTACCTCTTCTACAGATACAGACAACTCAGTATCTTACAGACTAGGTACGAGCGACCTTAACTCAGATTTTGTTGAGGATGCGTCTACTAACGGAGATTTAAGACCTTTAAATACTTATTGGGAGTTAACATACACAACTGGAGGAGGTAATACAGAGTATAGAGTATTTCAATATGCTTTAGATATCCATATATCCAACACAGTTAAAGCTGGAGGAGGTTCTGACCCAGTTTACAATGTTAAGGTATTTAACGGAGGAACTCTTATTAATCAATTTATAGATGTTCAAGGAGCGCAAACTGTTCAACAAGTATTATGTACTCAAGAGTTAACTAATTGGGATGATTTAAAAATAGAGATATCATCTGCAAGCACAGAGCTTACTCAATATGAATTAGACTTAACATTAACTAAAAGAAGGTATAAACTATTCGGAAATACATCTGAATTTGTTTGTGATATAACTAACTTTGCTGGAACTCCAGTAACAAGCTCTAGCACATACAGTACTGCTGTAGTTGGTGTTCAGAATATGGTATCAAACATAGAGGTAACTAGAAATATGCCTAAGATATCAGTAATAGACTTCTTAAAAGGACTATTCAATGCATTTAACTTAACAGCATACATAAATAGCGAAGGAAAGACAGTAGTACTACCTCTAACGGAGTATTACAGAAGCGGTTCTAGTATAGATATAACTGGTAGCGTAGATAAGAGTGAATTAAGCGTTAAGAGGATGCCATTATACAAAAACATAAGTTTTAAGTATAGTGAGCCTAGCACCTTTGGATTGCAGAGTAAAAACGAGCAGACAAACTCAGAATACGGAGACTTAGAATACAATACAAACGAAGATGGTCAAGCGTATGACTTAGCTTTTGATGGAAAAGCATACGATATAAAATTACCATTTGAAAAGGTATATTACGAGAGATTAAGTGATGAATCTAACTTATTAGACAGAACAGAAATGGGATGGGGATGGTTAGTTAGTGATGAGCAGTCTCCAGTATTAACAAAACCTCTATTATTCTACAATAATGTACAACCAGTAGAGCCTACAAGATACAAGATAGGATTCGTAGGTAAAGCTAATCAAATAAGTCAGTATAATAGACCTAGCAATACTAATGCTCAAGAATATTACAGTACTGTAGCTTCTAATTGGATTACTACTCCAGCAACTAAGAGTATAAACTTTAATGCTGAATTTGACGAGTTTACAAATCAACTAGCTAGTAATGGACTATTTAGACTATACTACCAGAACTACATAAAATCAGTATTCGACAAAAGAACAAGAGTATTTGATTTAAAGATGAAATCTACATTAAGATTCCTACTTAATTACAAATTGAATGATACCTTAGTTATTGCTGGGGATGAATTCTTAATAAATAACATAAGAACTAACTTAACTAATGGTCTTACAGACTTAGAGTTGATACTTAGATTCTTTATAGACCCAGTAGATGATACTATTGGAGCTACATTAACAAAACCACAAGATTTGGCTTTAGTATTTAGAAATAGAGACTCAATAGTGTTTAACTGGACTGCTAATCCAGCAGAAGAGCTAGTTAAGAAATACAGAGTGTACGTTGACGGAGTTAGAGTAAGTACAGATGAGGATGAGTACTACAGAACTAGCTATACATTAAACGGATTAGACGCTAACACAAGTTACGATATAACTATACAAGCTCTTGATGCTCAAGGAAACACATCTCCTTTATCAGACGTTCTAACAGTAGTTACACTAGATACAGATAAAGAAAGACCTACAGCACCATTAAGCTTAACTCTTATTGAAAACTCTGAGTTAGTACAAGTTTCTTGGCTGCCTAGTACTGATAACGTAGGAGTTGTTGGATATGATGTTTACTTAAACGACCAATTAATCTCTACAGTTACAGATACTAACGCATTTATTAGTGGATTAACATACGCTCAATACTGCGAGGTTTACGTTGTAGCTAAAGATGCTGCTGGTAACTATTCAGACCCTAGTAATACTATAATATTTAAAGCAGCTAGCTCATCTCCTTTCCCAACATTAACTAATGCAACTTTCCAGCAAGCAGTAGATGACTGTTTAGCTCAAGAGCCAGTAACTGGAGATTATTTTGTAGCTCCTTACGGTAAGATGAAAGACTGGAATACAAGTGGGGTAACAGATATGAATGGTGCGTTTTTCTTTAAATCTACGTTTAACGGAGATATTAGCGGATGGGATGTTAGCAATGTAACAGATATGAGTACTATGTTCTCTAGAGCTTCTGCTTTTAATCAAGATATTTCTGGATGGGATGTAGGTAGTGTTACTGACTTTTCTTTTATGTTTAGTCAAGCGACTTCATTTAATCAAGACCTTAATTCTTGGGATTTAACTAGCGCTATTGATTTAAATTCTATGTTTGAAGAAGCAACTTCATTCAACGGAGATATTACTGGATGGAGTACAGATAGCGTTACTAATATGGGCGCTATGTTTAAAGATGCTACAGCTTTCAATAAAGATATTGGAGGATGGGATACAAGCAGTGTTACTATTATGTCTAGTACGTTTAACGGAGCATCTGCTTTTAATGGAAATGTGGGAAGTTGGAATACTGGATTAGTTAGCAGTATGGGTAATATGTTTAAAAACGCAATAGTTTTCAATCAAAACCTTAATAGCTGGGATGTTAGTAGTACTGGTAATATGATTGGTATGTTTTTCGGAGCATCTGCCTTTAACGGAAACATTTCTGGATGGACTACTACTGGTTTAACTAACACACAGAGTATGTTTACTAGCGCAATAGCTTTTAATCAAGATATTTCTGGATGGAGTGTTAGCGGAGTATCAGATATGAGAAATATGTTTCAAGGATGTATTGTATTCAATCAAGATTTAAGTTCTTGGGCGGTAAATCCTAACGTAACAAACTGTGCTGATTTTGATACTGGAGCTACTGCTTGGGTACTATCAAGACCTAATTTTACAAGTTGTACAATATAATAATATGATAATAAGACAAACATTAGATTTACTAGCTAGCGAGGACTGGCTAGTAGCCGACAAAGACATACAGATAGCTAAAGGATTGTACGAATTGCCTACAAACTTTAAGGAATTAAGAATGAGTAATAAACGTAAAAAACTATTGAAATAATGGCGGATAGTACAAATAACATAATATATAACGTACAAGTAAACACCAAGACTGGTCAAGTAAATATAGACGGTCTTACTAAAGGATTTGTACAAGCTGACAAGGCTGTGCTTAAATTACAGAAAGATTTAGCAAAGTCCTCAACACAAGGAGTAAAGAGTTTAAAAGGGTTAGGCGATGCTACTGGTAGTGCTACATCTGCAACAATGGAACTTTCTAGAGTTATATCTGATGCACCTTACGGTATTAGAGGTATGGCGAATAACATTACTCAATTAGTATCTCAGTTAGGTACTGCATCTACCAAAGCTGGTGGATTTGGAGCTGCGTTAAAGCTAATGCTTAAGCAACTTATGGGTCCTCTAGGAATCGTTTTTGCTATTACTGCTGCGGTATCAGCTCTTGATTTCTTTTATGGAGCTAACAAAAAAGCTGAAGAAGGTACTAAAGATTTTAGGAAAGAAGTTGAGGAATTAAATACAACACTTCTTAAGCAATCAGACCATACTAAGCTAGTGTCAGAAAGTATAGAAGAGTACTTGCAGTTACTAATAAAAAGAAGAAGCGTAGAGGAGCAACTTAGCAAACTAGCTGACAAGCAAGAACCTTTAGAAGAAGGTGTTGAGAACCTTAAAAAAGCGTTAGCTACATTTAAAGAAAAACTAGCTGCTGATGAGGATAATGTATTCCTTCAGAAGAAAGTAATAGAATTAGATAAGTTAGTACAATCTGAGCAATCAAAGATTAACGAATTATACGCTGAAGGTCAATCAATATTAGATGACTACAATAACTCTAAAGAAGAGATAACTGAAGCTCAAGCTGGAACTGTAAAAGCATTAGAGCTAGAGAAAACTGCATTAAAAAACCTACAAAAAGAAGTAGCAGACTCTCCAGCAATATGGAAGACATATGAAGCAGCTATTCAGAGTGTTCAAGACAGAATAGACGCTATTACTGGAGGTAAGAAAAACGGTAAGAGAGATAAGGTAGAATATTTCGACATTAAAGGAATATCAGAAGGTAGAGGCAAGATTCTAGCTGAAATAATGAAGACTGATGAGAAGATAGCTTTGTTATCTGCTAAAGACAAGAAGAGTAGACTTATAATACAGAGAGACTTTCATTTAAGAAGGATAATGGCTGTAGATGGAGCTAACTCTGAATTGATTGAAAAGTATAAGCAGTATTACGCTAAGCTAATAAGTCTAGAGGAAGAGTCTGAGATGAGTAAGTTAAAAATAGACCCATTCGCTCCTAGAGACCTTAACGCTGATGCTGAAGCTATAAAAGAAAGACAAAGATTACTTACTGAGGTTAAATTAGAAGCTTTAATGGAATCTAGTCAAGCGTTAAGTGGTTTCTTAGATGGAGAGTTCCAAAGAGAGATGACTCTTGAACAAAACAAGACTAATGCTTTAAATAATGAGCTTAAAGAGAGATTGAATAACGAAAACTTATCTAAATCAGAAAGAAAGAGTATTCAGTTGGAAATAGCTAGGAATGATGAGGAATTAAGAAAGAAGCAAGAGATTGTAGAGAAAAAGAGATTTAAGATGCAGAAAGCAGCTAATATATCTCAAGCATTAATATCTACTTACTTAGCTGTAGCTCAAGTTCAAGCAAATCCATTAGACCTTAACCCAGTAACTAAAGGTATATCTATGGCTGCTACACTAGCTGCTGGTTTAGCAAACGTAGCTACATTAGCTAGACAACAATTCCAATCTAGTGCTGGCGCAACATCTACTGCTGGTTCTCTAGGAGGTGGTGGAGCTGGAGGAGGTAACGACAGAGATTTCAACTTTAACTTAGCTGGAACTTCTCAAGAAAACCAACTAGCACAAACATTACAAGGTAGGTTTAATCAACCATTGCAAGCATACGTTGTAGGTAGAGATATAACAAACCAACAGCAACTAGACGAAGAGATATTAGGTAACGCTACCTTCGGATAAAAACAAAACAATAAAAATAATAATAGTTAACTTATTAAATTAATATTATGGACACGATAGAATTAATAATAGACGAACAAATGTCTGAAGAGGGTATAAACGCTATATCCTTAGTAGAGTTTCCAGCTATAGAAGAAAACTTTGTAGCTCTAAGCAAACATAAAGTTGAGTTTAAAACACTTAACGAAGAGAAAAGAATTATAGTAGGACTAGCTTTAGTTCCAGATAAGCTCATATATCGTCGTAAAGGAGATTACGAGTACAATATAACATTCTCTAAGGAAACTGTTAGAAAAGCGTCTGAGCTATACTTAAAACGCCTTAAAAACAACAATACAACATTAGAGCATCAAGAATTAACTTCTGGAGTATCTGTAATAGAATCTTGGATAGTAGAAGACCCTAGTAAAGATAAAACTGCTTTATACGGTTTAAATGCTGTAGAAGGTGCTTGGGCAGTTACAATGAAGATAGATAATGATGCTGTATGGAATGATGTAAAAGAGGGAAGGTATTTAGGATTAAGTATTGAAGGGATTTTTAGTGATAAAGAAGACCTTAGTAGCGACATAGAAAATATGACCGAAGAGGAAGCTATTATGGCATTACAAGAAATCAAAAAATACTTAGAGAATGAGGGCGACATACTGTAAATCAAAAAACACATACACTACTAAGGAATGT